GCCTTGCCTGTTGTTGCGACATTGCCCCGCGCATCAGTCAAGGCACGTGATACGCGATAAAGATCATCAAGCAGGGCCTTCGGTTTATCCCCGATTGCCTCTTGAATGATGTTTTCAACTTTACGATTGCTGCGAACACCGCCCCAGAATTTTGAAAACTCAGCAAAGCCAAACCCGCCATTGTCTGCCACGCCTAGGCCATTACGAGCAATCCCGCTGCCCTTGGATGCGTTGGAAATAGCTGCAAGGATAGCATCGCTACGGGTTTCTTCTGGCAAAATCCGCATGATTTTATTCAGACCAGCAATGTCACCATTAGCCCCAGCGCGGATAGCAGCATTGATCTTTGGCGCAATGCTGCCGATGCCATCCTTACCGAAGGCATTCACAATCCGCTCCTGCACGCCCTTTTGCTTTGCCGTGAGTTGGTTTGCTAGCCGCAATGCATCGCGCACAGATTGCCCGCCAACTTCACCCGCTGCATCAACCAAATCTTCACCCAATGCACCTGTTAGGCGGCGCTGGAATGCCTTGTCAAAGTTGGGGAACTGATCTGGCACGCCATAAGCAGAAGCGCCGAGACGCCCCTTCTGTGTCTTGGTCCATTCATAGGTTGGGCCATCGCTCATCTGTTTCAGCAACGACTGCTCAGCCGGGGCCAGCTTCTCAACACCGCCCAAATCTGCCGCGCGCTTTTCCAGCAGATCAATCGCACGCACGGGCAAGACTTGCGTGTTTTTCGGAACTGCCTTTTCCACGGCGTCATAAAGCCGACCCGCCTCTGATTTCAGTGTAGATTGCAGCGCCCCCAGCTGATTTGCGACCCTATCCGAAATAATCGAAATATCGCCGGAAGTGATTTTTCCAAACAGATCATCGGCGGTGCTGATGGCTTTTGTGATCGTGCCAATCCAATGCCCCTCGGCCTCAGACCCGACAATGCCGCGCGCGCCACCAGCAGCGCGACGAATAAGGGGGTTGGTGGCGTAAACATCGGCGGGCAAATCAAACCCGAGCCGCTCCGCCGCCGCAATCGTTGCCTGATCTGGCGCTGACTTTGCCGCGATACCAGCCGCAGATTTGCCAGCCGGGGCCTTGGATGCCTTAGCAGCCTCACCCAATACCGTGCCGATAGCCTGATCGGTGATGGATGGAGCCTCTGCCACAGCCTCAGCCGCCTTCACTGCCGGGGCCATCACCTTAGGCGCAGCCGCAGCCACCCGAGCAGGAATAGACGACGCCCCTGCCAGTTCCGGCACCGCGAATTGCGACATGCCCAGCAGTTCCTCCCCCAAGCCAAGGCGGTCTTTCGTTGGCACAGCTTCTGTTGCCAGCCCCACAGCCCCGGAGAGGCCAGCACCAAGCGCAGAGAGGCCAGCGCCGCCCACATCACCCAATGCGCCAAGGCCAGTCAGCACGGGGCCGGGAAGGCCGCGCGTCAGAGGGTCTTGTGCGAGGAAGTCGCGGCTTGGCGATGGCCCGCCAACCAGACCGCCGCCGAATGCCTGCATAGCTGCCGTTGGGCCTTCCATCATGGTCGCGGCGGTTTGGCCGAATTGCTGCGGTTGTTGCATTGTGGTGCGCTGCGGATTGGCAATGATTTCCGCAGCCGTGCGGCTTCCACCCATCGGAGGGGCAGCAGGTAGGTTTTCGGGCTGCATCGCCGGGGTATTGGCGTATGGCGATGCGGCGGGGGTTGCGGCAGCGGCTTGCGGGGCAGCGGCGCGCAATTGATCAGCCAAATCATTGCGCCCTGCGGCTTCTGCCTTGGCAATAGCGGCGGTCACACGATCAGCATCAACGGCTTTGATCTGGTCGGCATAGGCGCGCAACTGATTAGCAAGGTCAGTGCGACCAGCCGCATCAGCCTTTGCAATCGCCGCTTCCACTTCCGCCAAGGTTGCCATTTTGTCGCCTTTGCCTTACAATTCAGTCATGGGATTGATCATCGTCTGGGCTGTGCCTGCATTCTTTTTCGTCATGTTCTTGATCGCAACCGCCGATCTTGGAACCGCAGTGGCGGGGTCAATCGTGTTTGTGCTGTTTGCGATGAAGGTCACGGTCAAAGCCCTTCCGCCTCTTTCAAGAGGTCATCGAGAGACTTCGCGGCAGGAGATGCCGGGGCAGCAGGGGACGGCGAACCTGAACTGCCGACCTGAGCCTCCAAATCCTCAACGTCGCGTTTTTTCTGGGCGATAAAGGCGCGCAAAACTGCTTTTTTCTCGGCAGGAGACTTGGTCGGATCGCCAAGGGTATTCTTGAGCGTTTCGCCTTCTTTTTCGGTGAATGCAGCGCCAAAAGTATCGCGCAATAGAGGCAATACTTGGTTGTCAACCATCGCGATGTATTCAGCGCGCGCAATAGCCTCAGGTCGCGGCTCAAGGCCGAGTTGCTTGCGTGTCTCGTCCATTGCCAAGCCAACAGAGGTATAGGTTGCCTTGTCGGACAGCGCCCCCAAATCAGCAACAACGGCTTCAAGACCCGGCATCTTAGCCTTCATACTTTGAAGTTGCGTGATGTTTTCACCAGCCGTCTTGCCCTGAACGGTAGCCTGCGCTACATCGCCAGCGCCCTTGGTGCGCATGAATGTCTTGTAATCATCGCTGCCCGGAACAAGCCCCGCCGCTTGCGCCTGCAATTCCAAAGCACGGAACGAAGCAGGCTTGCCTTGATCATTACCGCCAGTTTGCGAAACAAAATCCTGATATTCAGGGGTTCCAGGCTGCAATCCAGCCTGTTCTGCGCGCCACTGGATAGACCTTACATCAGCAGGCAATTCGCTGGCCTTAGGCTCCCCAAACAACTCCACCGAAGCCTTATCATCAACCGTATGCAGCAACAGCCCCAGCGTGGCCAATCCCGCCGAAGGATCAGCCTTGATGCCAGCAGCCATAGCGCGCGCCACATCCGCTTCCATCTTGTCGCCCCCAGCGTCAGCCGCCGTTGCGCGTTCTTCAAGCATTTTGATGGCAATCTCAGGCTTCCCCGCCTTGATCGCAGCCGCCGCCTTGTAGATGTTTGCCGTGTCGGCCTGCTTACGCTCGTTGGTCTGGCCTTCCCACATCTTGGCCATCTCATCAGTCAACTCAGGATGCAGCGCCGCCATGGCCGAGAAGTCCGCCGACGTTGCCGCCCCAGATGCGACCTTGCCCGCCAGCCCGACCAGATCGGTTTGCAGCTTTGCCGCAGTAGCCTTGGCTTCCATCGCCGCCTTAAGCGCCGTTGCCCGGTCCTGCTGGCCCTGATCAAACAGCGTATTCGCCTGCCCGAATTGCGTTTGCGCCCGCTGTTCCTGCGCGTTAGCGAGTTGCATCTGCTGTTCGCCCGCGCGCTGTTGCTGGCCAAACTGCATCCCGCCGAACATCGCATCAACGGGGTTTTGCGCTCCGGGTAGCGTGTAATCGAAAGGTTGATCAGCCATCAGAATGCCCATTTCTGGAAAAGACCACCGCCAGCGGTAGTCGGTTGTGCCAGCCCGCCGAGGGTTTGCAAAATGCCCGCCCCAGCATTGTTCCACGCCTGCCCGGACGCCAGCGCCGCGCCCGCTTGCGCCTGCCCGATATTGCCGAGAGACTGGTTTACCTGCTGGCCTGCGTTCTGTGCTGCCTGTCCGGTCATGCCCGCCGCGTTCTGCCCGTTCGCCGCAATGCCGCCGAGATTGGACAACTGCCGATCAATCAGGGATTGCAGCATTTGCGGGCGGTATTGGGCCAGCGCGCCTTGGGTGTCGCCGCCCCGCAGGCCACCTGTTGCAGCCGCATTGGCCATCAGCCCATATTCACCCTGCTGCGTCAGTGCCTTGAACTGCTCACCATTGGCAAGCCCCGCGATGGCATTGCGCTGCGCATCTGTCGCCGAGACGCCGCCCGTCTTGTTCGCATCGGCATAGGCTTGCGCCTCAGCCATACTGTTGAACGTCTGCCCGTTGACCGTGTACCGCTCTGGCGTGCCGAGAGTGCCGCCCGTGGTGGTGACGCGCCCCGGCATTCCGCGATCATTGCCGAAATTGCGCGTTCCCGGCGTTCCCGGCGTGCCTGCGATGGTCTGGATGCTCGGGGCCGTCCCGCCACCGCCGCCGATGCCCATAAGATCAAGCTGGCCCTGCAACGCCCCCGTGCCTGCGGAGACGTAGGGTTTCAGCAGCGATTGCACCAAGTCAAACTGGCGACGGCTTTCCTCGATCTGTGCATTGGCGGTTTTGGTCTGCGCGCCAGCGGCCTTGCCTGCCGCGTTGGATTTCAGCACGCCAGAGGCGACAGAACCGATGATACCGGCAATGGCTGGGCCCGGCATTAGAACTCCTCCCGATATTGGGCGTAGGTTTCGCCGTAGAGGCTCAGCGCCGCTTTGGCGTCCAGCCCGCACAGATGGCAGGCCATCGCCACAATCTCGTAGTAGCCAGCCCGCCACATATAGGACCGCTCGTCCGCCAGCCCGCTGGCTTCGGCATTGTTCGCAGCTTCCCACTTGATCAACTGCATCACCAACAGCGGCTGCAATGTAGCCATGCAGTTGCGATAGAATTGGTTCATCGGCATCCGGGCGAAAATCGCCCATGCCGCCAGACCTGCGTTTGCACTTGCATCGCCGTCCTGCACATCATCAAGCATCTGGATCACATGCCAGAGGTCCAAGAGATACTCCTGCGCCTCTGGCGGAAGGCCCAGATCATCAAAGTGTGATTTCAGAATATCCGCGTCCATGGTTCACCTGTTCAGGGTTGCCCGCTGGGGTGCATGGATCGCAGCGAGTGAAGTTTAGCGCGGAATGGCTTAAACAGCAACCCCCAGCGCATCAGTCCAGATGGTGCCGTTCCACCAGATCGGCTGCAACAAAACCGTGTCGTAATGCTGTTGGCTCAGAAACGGCGACGGCGGGCGCGCGTCTCCCGAGCCATTCGCATTGATCGCAGCGCCCACGTCCTCAAAGAACTTCACCGCGCGCTGATCGCCGTGCGCAATGATCAACAGGGTGTTTCGGGTTGGGGTATCCGCCATGTCACCACCCAAGCGCTTCCATGCGCGCCTCAAGCCGTGCAAAGGCCAGATGCGCACGGCTATCGCCACTGAACCGCTGAATACGCCAGTTGCGGAACTCGCCCTGCCGATCCCATGTTAGGCGGCGATTGCGCTCACCCTGCCGCCCTGCCTTGATATATTTAGGCTGCGACCACACCACGCCGTCAAGGCTGTATTCCGTGCCGATCACCGGATCTTCGCCAAACGCCACAGCCCCCGGCAGCGCCACCAATTCCAACTCATGCACCTGCACGCCCCGGCCTTCGCCATAAATGACCGGCGTGGAAAACCGCCATTCGGTCAAATCGCCGTAATGCGACCCCACATCATTTGACAACTTGCCGATCAGCGACCCAAAAGGATCGGCAACGTTCCACTGATTGTAGCACCACACCATGCCGCGCGCCCGGTAGCCGCCAGTCCCGGATTTCAGCACAAACCAGATCGGCTGTTGCAGCGTGGCAGATGCCATCCCGTCATAGACCAGCGTTTGATCGGGTAGATGGATGTATAGAAACTCATGGCCCCGATCAGCGCGGCTTTCCAGCACCACAGCAGACAGCACATCCACTGGATAGCCCGCCAAGGCGTCATCAATGTCCCGCGTCGATAGCTTCGCCGCCGTGCCGCCCGCCCCGGCCCAGACGGCAGGCGGTTGGTTGTCGCCAGAGCCTACAAATGCCAAGGACTGCATGAACTCGCAGCACGCGCGCGACCCCACAGCGCCCTTCATAATCTGCGCGCCCTCAATCCGGCCAAACGGAAAGCCAGCGCCGGGGTTGGACAGTGCCGCGAACACCTCAATCGTGTAGCGGTTCACCGCGTAAATCTCATTGCGTAGCTTTACCAGCGACACCACCGGGTCAGGGTTAATCTCGGATGAGGCATATCGCAGAACGTTGTAGGAAAACGGGTCGTTGATATCGCTTGACACAAGGCTTTCGCCGTCTGTGCTGATGAAATAGCCATTCGCCCATTCGATATCCAGCGACACGCCAAGATCAGGGTCAGTCACCTGCGCCAGTGTGGTGCCATCATACATCCAGACCAATCCGCCCGCATTGATCGCCAGGTGATCAAAGCTTTGCGCGAATGTGGCGAAGTTTGCCCCGCCTGTCGCGCCAATAGGGCCAATGACAGTAAGGGCCCCATCTGCTGCGACCTTGATCAGGTTGATCCCGGACACCCGGTAATGCTCATCCCGCCATTGCGTGCCGCCACGGTTCAAACCGCCGCCGTCTGCAATGGTGATAATCCCCTCAGCGGGGCGCAGATAGCCGGAGGATACACCCTGATCTTTCGGCACCGGAATGAGGTTGAGAGGCCATTCTGTGACGAAGTCTGCCCCCTTTGCCGCAATGCCTGATAAAATTGGGATTTGAACCATTATGTTTCAAAATCCAGATCGCCACCCGCCCCGGTTTCCAGCGGATCTGGCGGTGGTGGCAGAATGGTATTCCACAGCCCCGCACCCGCGCCAGCATAGCCACCCAAATAGCGCGGGGCTAATTCCGTGGTGGCGTTCATAATGCTGTCCAGCGCGATCTTGGCGTTGATCTTGGTATCCGGCGAAACTGTTTTGCCATAACTGGGGGCCAGATTGATCGCCAAGTTGAGATACATCGCCGAGACAGCCCAATCCGGCACCTCAGTCTCTGCGCCAATGTCGCCGAAGCCATTGCCACCAGAATACCCAATGCGGATATTCGCAGTCGCGCCCCATGTTGCCATCATCGCATCCAAACGGCGCAAGGCCATCTGGTATTCCTCGGGCTGCATGTCAAACGTGTAGCTGCCCTTACCGATTTCGGCGAATGCCTCTGAGACGATCTGGCGCTTCGTCCACGGCATCAGATGCCGACCCCCGGATTGATGATCAGAGCGCCGTCCGCTGCGCTTGCCAGCGTGCGAATGACCTTGTTGCCAAAGCCCACATGCAAGCGGATTTGCGTTGCGGGCAGGATCGGGAAGCCCTCCCCCGCAGTCGGGGCGGTCCCGGTTGGCACAGTGGCTTCATCAAGATATGGCGTCACCATCACATAGACAATCGCCGTCAGGCTGGTGTTGGTCAGCGCAACCTCATCCATGCGCGGCGGTAAGTCTACCGCAGTCGTTGCTGATGTTGCGTTTGTGACGGCGGTTCCGGCTGCGCCCCATGCGGGGCAGAATACTCGGCTCATAGCGTAACCCCTTGAGTGAGAAGGGGCGACCTAAGCCGCCCCGCCATTGTTACGCTTGGTTGAACAGTAGAACCCCGTTCATTTCCGGGTTGGTATTGACCACCCCGAACAGGCAATCCAGCGTAAACAGCGTCTGGAAGGTAGAGTTGTCGAACTTCTTGCCCATTACCAACTCGATACCCTGATCTGTGGTGGCGCGGATGATATCTACGCCAGCATTATCCGGTACCGAATAGCGACCAGGCAGCAATTCAATGCTGTCTTTGTGCCAGAACGGGTTGATATTCGAGACGGTGGTGTTCTTCCAGACGATTGCCGCAGTTGCA